CAAAATCAAACCGTTTCAAGCGTAGGTGGTGCTGTAGGTGGTGCATTGTTATTTGGCCCTCTAGGTGCAATTGTAGGCGGAAGAGCAAAGACAAAGAAAACAAGAACGCTCAGTTACTATATAATATTTACTTACACGAAAGAAGATCGGGTGGAGTATATAAGCTTTGAAATTGCTTCTGCCGTATTAAATAAAGCAAGAGACTTTAAAAAGATATTTGATTCAAAATACCGTAAGGAAAGTTCTGTTAAAATCGAACTTTAAAGATTAAAGCATCCGGAGAAATCCAGGTGCTTTTTAAATGTCCTATTTTGGAAAGGAAAGAGATGGCAGGATTACAAACTTCTATTCAGTTACAGGACCGGATGTCAGCAGTATTAAATAACATCACTTCATCCATGTCCATAATGCTCTCAACATTTGAACAGGCGCAGGCTGCGACCGATGCGGGGCTTAATGCTGCTTCCATGGATGCTGCAAAGCAGGGAATCGCAGAAGCATCCGCTGAAATGGCCAGGTATCGGGAAGAGGTGGAAAGAGTCGCAGCCACTCCATCTCCTGCCCCTCAGGAACCGGCCTGGAAAAGCACGGCGGCATCGGCTGTTTTTATGAACTCTGGTGCTGATCGTTTTCAGGCGGAGTACCAAGCCGCCGATCAGATGGCAAGGCAGCTATATGAAAGCCAGAAGGCCATATCCGCACAGGCCAGGAGCATGAGAGTGACGCCGCCCGGAATGTTAAATGACGTGGTGGCCACCGAAAACCGGATGCAGGCATTGTCACAGCGAATCCAGCAGCTTAACAGCATACCGGTAAATTTAAGGACGGATCAAACAAACAATGAACTGGAATCCCTTCGAGGAAAGCTTAGCCAGGCGGTATCCGTTCAGGAAGCACTGAACCAGGCTATGGGGCGGATGGATATCAGTGCAGCCAATGCAGCCTATCAGCAGCTTAATTCCGTGATGGATTCTGCGGAGCGGAATATCCGGGATAATTTAAACGTACAAAACCAGTTTAATAATTCTATCAGAGATGGAACCAGCGCAGCTTCTGGGTTATGGTCGAAGTTAAAAGGAGTAGCTGCTGGTGCAGGAATTGCTTTCAGTGCGCAGAAGGTTATAACTTTGTCCGACAGCGTAACTCAGACGACGGCAAGACTGAATCTGATGAATGATGGCCTTCAGAGTACGGAACAGCTAAACCAGTTGATATTTGCCTCCGCGCAGAGAGCTAGAGCGCCATATATGGACACGGCCAGCGCCATTGCTAAAATGGGGCTGAACGCAGGAAATGCTTTTAGCAGCAATAAAGATTTGATTGCGTTTATGGAGCAGGTAAATAAGCAGTTTGTAATCGGCGGAGCAACCGCACAGGAGCAATCCAATGCCATGGTACAGTTATCTCAGGCAATGGCCGCCGGCGCTCTGAGAGGCGAGGAGTTAAATTCGATCCTTGATGCCGCTCCAGGAATTGCCAGGACCATAGAAAAGAATATGGGCTGGGCAGAAGGTTCCATTAAAAAGTATGCTGAAAAAGGCGCGGTCTCAGCGCAGGTTGTAAAGGCATCGCTTCTTAATATGGCAGATGAAACGAATGCAAAGTTCAATTCTATGCCGATGACATTTAGCCAAGTAATGACGAGCATTCAAACCACGCTGCTGCAAACATTTTACCCTGTGATACAGGCGATAGGGCAAGGCGCTACTTTTATTAACAATAACTGGTCTTCTATTGCGCCCATCTTTTATGGTCTTGCCACGGGTATACTTGTAGCAGCGGCAGCGTGGGGAGTGTACAAAGCTGTCACTTGGTTATCGGTAGCTGCAAACCAAGCGTTACTAGCCAGTATGCTTTCAAATCCTTTTTTATGGATTGCTATTGTAATTGGTATTATCGTGGCGGCCATTTACAAATGGGTACAATCCGTAGGTGGTATCAGAGTTGCGTGGTTGATCTGTGTCAATGCTGTGTTAACCCAGGCGGATAAGTTAAAATTAGGTTTTATGATGGCATGGATGAATATCCAAAATGGTATTGACAATATGCTTTATGGCTTTGAAGCGTTTAAGGTAGGAGTTCAAAACGCTATTGGTAATATGAAAATAAAGGTGCTTAATACATTACAATCATTGGTAAATGGTGCTATTGATCGAATTAATAAATTAATAAATGTTGCCAATAGTGTAGGAGGCCTATCGATTCAATTAATTGATCATGTGGAATTTGCGGCCGATGCTGCAATAGAAGAGCAGATAAAGCAGAGGCAAAGAGCTGCAGACTTGGCGGCTCAAAAGGATGCAAATGCGGCGGCAAAAGCTGGCCGGAAGAATGATTATGATAGAGCGGTAAGGGCGGCCGATGATGCAAGGATGCAAAGACAAGCAGGAATTGAGGGGGCTAAGGCCGATGCTGCTAGACGTGCGGCAGAAGATGACGGTGCTGCCGGGGCAATTGCCGGAAACACGGAAAAGACCGCAGGAAACACGGCACGCATGGCGGATACCATGGACGCTTTAGACGAAGAAATCAAATATATGCGCGATGCGGCAGAGCAGGAGGTCATCAACCGGTTTACTCTGGCAGAACTTAAGATTGACATGACCAATAACAATACCCTAAAAACAGAGACTGACTTTGATCGGATGAATGGTATGTTAAACGACCTAACGGATGAGATTCTGTCGACAGCAGCAGAGGGAGGACATTTATAATGGCTTATGAAGTTTATATTGATGATATGCTCCTCCCTCTGCCTCCGGAGAAGATACCTATTAAATATTCTGGCCAAAACAAAACGGCCACGTTGATCAATGGGGAAGAGATCAATATGATTCGACCCCCGGGACTTGCAGAGATTAGCCTTGATGTGGTAATTCCTCAGATGGACTATCCTTTTGCGGTATGGGATGGAAGTTTTGAAAATGCGGAAGATTTTCTGGAGAGGCTAAAAGAACTTAAAGAAGATGGGACTACCTTTGAATTTATTGTTATCCGGGATGGGCCGGGGAATAACAGCTTTTTTGATACCAATATGGATGTAACTTTGGAAAATTACAAGGTATCTGATGATGCAAAGGAAGGATTAGACCTCATAGTTTCCCTTTCCTTGAAAGAGTATAAAAGCTATGGAACTAAAATCATGAACTTTGTGATCGTAGAAGAGCAGACGGTTCCAGTGGCTCCGGAACCAGAACTGGTGCGCCAGGGAACACCACCTGCAGCAAAGACCTATACCGTTACGAAAGGTGACTGCCTCTGGGCAATCGCAAAGAAACAGTTGGGAAACGGAAGCCGTTGGCAGGAGATATTTAATCTCAATAAAGACAAAATCAGTAATCCCAATGTGATTTATCCCGGTCAGGTACTTACTATGCCGTAGAGGAGGCGTGACGATTTGGAAGTACATTTATATATACAGAACGGCCAGACAGTTTTTGAGCCGGTAGTCCAAGGGAGCACCACCTGGGAGATGCAGCGTAAGGGTCAGCCGGGGAAATGCTCTTTCACAATCATTCCGGACGATAGACTAAAGATTGAGGAAGGAAATGCAATACGTTTTGATGTTGCTGGAAAGACAGTCTTCTTTGGATTTATCTTTGAAAGGAGCTGGAACAGTGACGGACAAATGAAAGTTACAGCTTATGACCAGCTCCGGTATTTAAAGAATACAGATAGCTATAATTATTCCAATCTGTCTACCGGGGAAGTGATTCTTATGATTGCCCGGGATTATAAATTACAGACTGGCACGCTAATTGAAACCGGTCATAAGTTGTCCAGGAACAGGCAGGATAAAACCCTGTTTGATATTATTTTGGACTCTCTGGATTTGACCTTGATCCATACCGGAAAGATGTTTGTGCTATATGACGATGCCGGGAAGCTGGTACTAAACGACGTGGAGAATATGAAGCTGAACATTATGATTGATGGCAGTACAGCCCAGGACTATGATTATAAAATCAGTATTGACAGTGATACCTATAACCAGATCAAGGTCTATTATGACAACAACGAAACAAAGAAACGGGATATCTACATGGTAAAAGATACCGGAACAATCAACAAATGGGGGATCCTTCAAAAGGATGAATCCATTGAGAAAGGCGTAAACGGTCAGGCCGTGGCTGAGAGATATTTAAGCCTTTACAATCGTCCTTCCAGAAGCTTAAGCATCAAAGGGACCTTTGGAGATATAAGAGTAAGAGCTGGCTGCCTGATTCCGGTATTTTTAGATATAAAAGAAATGGAGCTGAAAAACTATTTGCTGGTAGAATCTGTTACCCATAAGATTGATGAGGGGATTCACACCATGGATTTAACACTGAGAGGAGTTGGGATTAATGGCTGATGTAGCTTGGGTAGAGAATATGAAAAGGATCGTCCTAAAAGCCATGGAGGAGGGTGATCCCTGCGATATTATTCCCGGGACCGTGATTAAGGTTTCTCCCTTATCCGTACAGATCAATCAGAAAACCACCATTTCCGGCGATCAGATTCTCGTGCCAGAGCATTTAACAGATCATGCGGAACTGATGTCCATACCGGGAATAGGAGAAGTTTCAGTCACGGTGAAAGGTGGCTTACAGTCTGGCCAAAGAGTTCTTATGTTACAAAAGCGAGGCGGGCAGCAGTATGCAGTTATCGACCGGTGGTAGAAAGGAGTGCGCGACATGCTCCCTGAATCAGGAAGTATTTTAAAACAGGATTTTGAAATCGTCCAGCAACCGTCTAAAACTTTTAAGGTTGACATAGAGAATCAACGGGTTATTGGAATGGTAGATGATTTGGAAGCAATTCGACAGGCCGTATACTGTATGCTTCATACTGAGCGGTTTGAATGGTTGATCTACAGTTGGAATTATGGGACGGAGCTGGATCGGTTATTTGGTCAGTCCATGGGTCTTGTGAAGTCTAAATTAAAAAAGCGGATTAAAGAGGCATTGATGCAGGATGACAGGATCCTAAGCGTTGATGCTTTTTCTTTTGAAGTATCTGGCCGGAAACTCCTTGTAAAGTTCACCATTCATACTTCCATAGGAGATATCAATGCTGAGAAAGAGGTGAGTGTTTAGGTATGTATGAGGATGTAACTTATGAAGTTATTTTAAAGAGGCTTCTTAACCGGGTCCCAGCCGAACTTGATAGAAGGGAAGGTTCCATTATCTATACGGCCATTGCCCCAGCTGCGGCGGAGCTTACCATCATGTATATTGAATTGGATACGGTATTGAAGGAAGCTTATGCGGATACTGCGGACCGTGAATATCTGATCCGTCTGGGGAAAGAGAGGAGGATCACTCCGAAAGCGGCCACTTATGCAGAATTGAAAGGCGAGTTTAATATGGATATCCCTATCGGCAGTCGATTTTCTCTGGATATGCTCAACTATACAGTAGTGGAAAGAATAGGAGAAGGTATATACAGATTACGGTGTGAAGTTGCGGGTACGGCCCCAAATAGTAAGTTGGGTTCTCTTGTGCCTGTTGACTATATTAGTGGATTGACTAGGGCAGAGTTAACTAAACTGATGTTGCCCGGGGAGGATGAGGAAACGGATAAGAGTTTGAGAGAACGGATCCTTACAAAGCTCCAAAAGCCATCTACCGGAGGAAATCGGTATGATTATTACAACTGGGCCATGGAATGTGAAGGAGTAGGAGCCGCAAAGGTATTTCCCCTCTCAAATGGCCCCGGAACCGTAAAGGTAGTAATTGCGGATTCTAACCGGGCTGCAGCTGGCACCGATCTGGTAAATCTGGTCACGGCTCACATTGAAGGGGTTCGCCCGATAGGAGCCAATGTGTCAGTGGTGTCGGCACGAGAAAAAGAAATTAATGTATCAGCAGGAATCAAACTGAAAAATGGACTTAATCTTGGTACAGTTCAGAATCTATTTGAAGAAGCTCTTACAGAGTATCTGCAGGAGAATGCCTTTGACGTTTCTTACATCAGTCTGGCAAAGATTGGGAATCTTCTACTTAATACGGCAGGTGTAGAGGATTTTTCGAATCTTCTGATCAACGGGGTAGCCAGAAATCAGGAGCTGCAGGATGAGGAAATCGCCGTACCTGGCACTATTACCTTGGAGGTGATATAGGTGGAGATCAGTAGATTTTATGAGAAGCTGAATAAAATTGATGGAAATATTTATGTGGTTGAGGAAAAAGTGGAGCTGACAGGAGGAGTGTATGATGCCCCGCTGCAGCATGATAACATTAATACCTCTACCCTTTCTGTGTACACTGGGCCCAAATTGACCGGGGAGAGGATCCAGACCTATGTACTTTCTACGCCAAGCCTCACTCCATGGAATCGAACTATACGGGTCTATGCCGATGTATCTACAGTCTATATCAGTTATGAAGCCGAGGGGGATACCGTGGAGGCTGAGGATGTAAACCGGCTCCAGGAGGAAATGATCCGGACACAGGAAGCAATCAATGGAGAAATAAGCCGGGCCGGGGAGGCGGAACAGAATATTGCTGCAGATCTGGTGGAAGAGGTTGCCAGGGCGAAATCCGCAGAGCAGACCCTTTCCGAAAACTTGACCGCAGAAATTACCCGGGCAAAAACTGCCGAAAAGGCCAATGCTGATAATCTTGCCACGGAGACAACAAGATCCAAGGCTGCCGAAAACATTCTTACGGAGAGCGTGACAACAGAAAAGACTAGGGCTCTGGCTGCTGAGGAATCCATAAAGGGTACCATTCAGAGCAACAAGCCCAACTGGGATGACAAATATACCAGGAATGAGGTGGACAATAAATTTGCTGCTCTGGAGAATGCCATTGACTGGAAAGAGACAGTCAATACCTATGCAGATCTTGCAGTAACCTATCCAAATCCGCAGGACGGGTGGACAGTCAATGTTAAGGATACAGATTATACTTACCGTTACAACGGCACAGAATGGGTGGTTATATCGGCCAATGCAATCCCGAAAGCAACCCAGAGCGTGGATGGACTTCTCTCAAAAGAGGATAAAACGCTCTATGATGATGCTAACAATAAAAAGCATACTCACGCAAACAAAACGACCATTGATAAGGTCACGGAAACGCTACTGACCCGCTGGAATGAGTCCTATGACAAAAGGCATGAACATGGGAACAAGGGTGTACTGGATACGATTACCCAGACACTAATGGATAACTGGAACGCAGCATTTGCACATATTTCTGATGCGGTGAGGCATGTCACAGATACTGAGCGAACCAATTGGAATGATGCCAACAGCAAGAAGCATACCCATTCTAACAAATCTGTTCTTGACGGGATAACTTCTACATTGGTTGCAAATTGGAACGCGGCTTTTACTCATATTTCTGACGGTGTTAAGCACATAACAGCCGAAGAGCGTACAGCCTGGAATCGGGTCTCTGACAAGGTGGATACGGAACCTGGAAAGGGGCTTTCTACAAATGACTATACGAGCCCTGAAAAGAATAAGCTGGACGGTATCGCCCCTGGCGCTGAGGTGAACGTACAAGCAGATTGGAATGTAACGGATACGACCTTAGACGCCTTTATTAAAAATAAGCCAACATCCCTGCCAGCTTCCGATGTATCGGCTTGGGCGAAAGCATCTACTAAACCAGGTTATGCTTGGAGTGAGATCTCCGGAAAGCCGACCAGTTTCGCCCCTGCAGCACATACCCATACCAAGTCACAGATATCCGACATGTCTACTAAGGTGTCAGAGTTTGAAAATGATGCGGGATATGTAACGGCTGCTGAGGTGGGGCCGGGCTATACACATCCGAACAGCGGCGTGTCGGCGGGAACTTATAAATCAGTGACGGTAAATGCTCAGGGCCATGTGACAGCAGGGACCAATCCCACCACACTGGCCGGATACGGGATCACGGACGCAGCTGCCAAAAATCACAACCATGACAGCGCATACTTGAAAAAGACCGGTCTGACTTGGGACGACCTGAAAGGGGTGTAAGCCATGTATGGAAAAAATCAATATGGCCTGATTCAGTACGCCCAGGAGAAAAACGCCGATGAGGGACAAAAAGACTATTATGTGGACCTTGCGCGATATGCACCTCCCTTCCTGGCGGAGGTCCAGGAGTTGAAAGCCATTTATGAAACGGAAGGATACGCAATGGGACTTTTGGAGCATGAGCTTTCTGATCTGCTGGATCAGTGCTTCATCTCAACAGCGACCTGGGGGCTGACACGGTGGGAGCAGGTTTATGGGCTGGTGACTAATATGGCCCTTTCCTATGAGCAGCGACGAGAAATCCTCATGGCAAAGCTCCGAGGGCAGGGCACTACAACCCCTCAGATGATACGGGAGACAGCGGAGATGTTTTCGGGCGGAGAGATCGAAGTCATCGAGGATAATCCCAACTATCACTTTATCGTGCGGTTTATCGGAATCAAGGGTATTCCTCGTAATATGAATGCTTTCATTGCTATGTTAGAGGATATCAAGCCCGCCCATTTTTCCTATTCTTTTGAATATCGGTATACCATATGGAATGAGTTAACAAATCAAAGCTGGAACAGCGTGGCGGGCATCACCTGGGACGGCATACGAACTTTGAAGGAGGCATGATCGAAATATGAAGTATACAAAGAATCTAAATATGAAGATCCCGGAGGGTGTGGATCCGATTGATATATCAGATATTACAGGGAATTTTGAGACCCTGGATGATGAAATGTCTAAAAAGGCAAATTCCACAGGAGGAGATATTTCCAGTACTACAATTAAAACCTTGGATCCGGTAGTTGAGAAGTTTCCTGTCCCGGTCGCGGGAGAATCCGCAAAAGTTTTTTTAGGAAAAGTTAAAAAGTTTATAGAGGACTCCAACGCTGGACGGAAAGTACAGGAGGTCACTCTCACCGCCGCAGGCTGGAGCAGCTCAGCCCCCTACACCCAGACGGTCAATGTGGCTGGCATAACCGAGAATGATAGACCTACATTGAGTTTATACTTTCCAGATGGCATTACCGCAGCGAATGTTGACTTGCAGGAGAAAGCGTATGCCTGTGTAAACCGGGCGGTTTCTGGTGCAGGGAAAATAACAGTCTATTGCTATAACAAGAAACCAACAACGGACTTTCAGATTCAAGTGAAGGGAGTGTAAGAATGGCAGAATGTTTTATTTTAAAAGGCAGCGGTGACGGTGCCGATCTGGCTGTCATAACAGCCGTTGCTCCGGATGTGCTGGAAGGAAAAGTGACTGTGGATAGGGAGGGGAATCCCTTACCCGGAACTATGCCGAATAGAGGTACTGGATATCATGGTGTGGGTTCAGGATTGAACACACAAGGACTATATTATTATATTGGGCCTGGATACTACTATGAAAATCCTACAAATAATCCATGGGTGTACATGACCCGCGCGGAGGTTGCGGCAACCCTTGGTATAGAGCCATGGAAAATGCGTGGCGATGTAAATATATGTGGAGTTCAAGGCGGCATACCTATCCAAAATCCCGATGTTTCCGGTACTGACCGAGTTAGGGCAACTGGCATGAGTAATTGGGCGGGAACCATTAACTTGCAGGTTAGAAATTGGCATTTCTTAAATGGTGTCAACTGGATTCAGCAAGACATTCCGAATTATCAGCCGTGGAATATAAAAAATGGAGTTGATATCGGCGGCGTTATTGGTACATTCCCGGATTATTCTTATTTAGCCAACGGGCAAACGTCTTTTTAAACGGCACATTTTCAGGTGTACTGAGTGGAGGTGTGCGAGAAGTTGTTTTGGGTAGCGGCAGTCAGTACGGTTTTACAGTTAATGGTTATGGAATTACATTAAACAGTAGGCGGTATCAGGGTAGCTCCTCTGATTACATGTCATCTGCAAGGATCGCGAATAATATTAGTATAAATTTATCCACTTTCCGAACTCTCCGAATCACATATGTATGTAGTTATGCTTATGAAACTAGTAGTAATGGGGATTACATGCAATATGGTCTTTATATTTCAGCTCATAAGACAAACTCAAGCAAAACGACGATTAAAGATCTCCCCATCGCAGGAGGTTGGTGTTCGGAAATGGCTGTAACTAGTAATTTTGATATATCCGATATTAATGAACAGGCTTTCCTTTATATTTATTT